TGCCTTAACAGCTGCTTTAGTTCTTTTTTTAGCTTCTGCTGTACCAGCAATAACTTTTTCATCAATTTCAGTCTTAGACCAAGCCCAACGCCAATAGTCTTGTAGGCTGAAAGTCCATAATACATGTAATATCTTTTTAAACATTTTTTTCAATTTACATTACTATACTAATAATATACAAATTTTCATCAACCTAATCAAATATAATGTTATATTTGTATTTGGTTAGTCCATCCTGTATATAGATAATATACAAAAATTCTAACAAATAATTAAAAATCAAAACTATGAATAAAGTTGATCCCATAATTTTCAAAAACAAATTTGCAATCTCTTTTTTACCTTCAGAAACACTTTTAGGAATTAAATCTGTTAATTGTGAAGTGCTCTGTGAAGATGATAAATACCGGTGGGTAAGCGGTGTTGAAATTGGATTTATATTTTTTACACTTTCATATGTAAATATGAAGGCATAAAATTTTTGCATGTGGGTTATTTTTTTTAAATTATAATTACCTAGTAGCTGCACTCCCATCAGAGGGTGCGGCTTTTTAACCCTTAATAAATAAGATTATGAATCAAGACATTTTTCAACCTAGAACAAATATACTCCCTTATGAATATCCACAACTCTTAGCATATAAAGATGCAATAAGACATTCCTATTGGATTGATACTGAGTTTAATTTTACAGAAGATATACAAGATTATAAAGTAAGTATAACAGAACAGGAGAAAGATGTCATTAAAAAAACTATGCTAGCAATAGCACAGATAGAAGTAAATGTAAAAACTTTTTGGGGTGACCTATATAAACGCATGCCTATCACAGAAATAGGAGATGTTGGTTTTACTTTTGCTGAATCAGAAGTTAGACACAAAGATGCCTATGCAAGACTACTTAGAATTCTTGGACTAGAAGAAGAGTTTAAAAACGTAGTTGAAGAGCCAGCAATTGCTAACAGAATCAAGTACTTAAAAAAATACTTAGATGGCACACGTAGTAGAGATAATAAAATGTATACTAAATCTGTACTACTATTTTCTTTATTTATAGAGCACGTTAGTCTGTTTAGCCAGTTTCTTATTATGATGAGTTTTAACAAAGAAAGAAATGTACTAAAAGGTATATCTAATGTTGTTGAAGCTACAAGCAAAGAAGAAGAGATACATGGTAACTTTGGTGCTGAGATAATCAATATTATCAAAAAAGAAAACCCTCAGTGGTTTGATGCAGAGTTTGAAGAACTAGTAAACTCTGCTTGTAAAAAAGCCTACATTGCTGAATGTGGCATTCTTGATTGGATCTTTGAGAAAGGTGAATTATCTTTTCTTAGTAAAGACACAATCAAGAACTTTATCAAAAATAGATTTAACAACTCTCTAGAAAAAATTGGAATGCAACCAATCTTTGATGTTAATGAAATCATGCTTGAACAAACAGAATGGTTTGACATAGAGATAACATCTACAAAAGAAGGAGACTTTTTCTACAAAAAATCTATTGACTACAACAAGAAAAGTAAAAGTATAACTATAGATGATTTATTTTAATGGAATACAGTAAATATTATTGGCTAAATGAAGATAGCCGTAAGTTTTTATCAAGAGGATATATATCAGAGGAACCAGAACAAAGAATAAAAGACATAGCAAATACTGCAGAAAAGTATTTACATATGCCAGGCTTTGCACAAAAGTTTGAGGACTATATGTCAAAAGGTTTCTACAGTTTATCTACACCTGTATGGATAAACTTTGGTAAACAAAAAGGTTTACCTATCAGTTGCTACGGATCTAACATAGATGATAATCTAGATAGCATATTAAATGCAGGACGTGAAATAGGAATGATGTCTAAGTATGGTGGTGGCACTAGTTGTTACTTAGGTAACATAAGACCAAGGGGATCAGTTATTAGCACAGGAGGACACGCTGATGGTCCAGTCCACTATGCTAGAATATATGATACAGTAGTTGATGTATGTAAACAATCTGAAGCAAGACGTGGAGCCTGTGCTGCTTACTTACCATTAGAGCACCCAGACATTATGGAGTTCTTAGATATTGGTACTGAGGGAAACCCAATACAAAACTTACAGTATGGTGTTACAGTAACTGATGGTTGGATAGAACATATGAAGTCAGGGGACAAAACTAAACGTAAGATATGGGCTAAAGTAATTCAAAGAAGAAGTGAGTTTGGATTTCCTTACATAATGTTTAAAGATAACTCTAATGATAACTCTCCTTACAAAGAACTAGGGATGGATATCACAGCTTCTAACTTATGCTCTGAGATTCAACTGCCAACGGATACTTACAATTCTTTTGTGTGTTGTCTTGGCTCTATCAACTTATTACACTGGGATGAGATTATAAAAACTGATGCAATAGAAACTTATGTTTTCTTTTTAAATGCTGTAATGGATGAATTCATCAAGAAAGCTGAAGTAAAAGCAGGACTTAAAAGAGCATATAACTTTGCAAAAGATCATAGAGCTATTGGTTTGGGCGTACTAGGATATCATAGTTTGTTTCAGTCAAAGCTAATTGAGTTTGAATCTCTTGCAGCTAAGCAATTAAATAATCATATATTTAAACATCTAAAAGAAACATCAGATGCTGCATCTAGATGGTTGCATGAACATAGAGGTTATAGATCCTTACGTGAAGGTTTTGCAAATACTACACTAATGGCTATAGCACCTACTAAATCAAGTTCATTTATACATGGTGCTGTGTCAATGGGTATTGAGCCTATTAAGTCTAATTACTTTATCAAGGATCTTGCTAAGTCTAAGACTATATACAAGAATCCATTTTTAGAATGTGAATTAGAAAAGTATGGTTTAAATAACAAGAAGACCTGGGATAGTATATTAAAGAAAGATGGATCTGTTCAGCATCTAGACTTTCCAACTAAAGAAGTATTTAAATCATTTGTAGAAATATCCCCTAAAGAGTTAGTTCTACAAGCTGCACAAAGGCAAAAGTATATTGATCAATCACAAAGTTTAAACTTAATGATTCATCCAAGTGTGCCTGCAAAAGATATTAATAAACTTTATTTGTATGCTCATGAAGAAGGAGTAAAGACTTTGTACTATCAATTTAGTCAGAGCTCTGCTCAAGATTTTGCTAGAAATATATTAGAATGTTCAAGTTGTGAAGGTTAGATTATTATTTTTTATTTTATTAGCTTCCTGTGTTACTAACAAAAAGACACCTAAAGAACCATGTTGTAAACATGCAGATGCTTTAGATACTGCACCTAATATATTACATTGGGAAACTGCGTCTGATGGAACCTTACATATCTATACAGAAAAGGACTCTATTATAGATGAGCGTGCAAGATGGGACTACATAAGAAGTTTAGATCATGATAGCCTTTGGGAATAAGTTAGAAGCTTGATTCTCTTCTGACCACTTCTATTGCTTTTTTCATTTTATCAATGTCTACAGGACACAAAAGATCCAATCCTGCTTTGGCTTTAAATTTTATGAATGCATCACCACCTGAAAAAATTAATATTGTAGGAACCATCCTAATCCTAAACTCTTTTTTTAGTTCAGGACTCTTTGCTATATCAGCTCTATAGTATTTAACACCATCAAGTTTAGCAACTTTATCCCAATCTGAAAAAGCATTATCTTTATTAAACTCTGCCCAAAATTCTATGACTACTATTTCATCTGAGTCATCAAATCCTGCTTGACCACCAATAGCTTCATCAAAACTTTTATCATTTACCCAATCTTGGGCTACCACTTGTGTTCCTACTAGCAGTAATACTAATGTTAGTAAGTACTTCATTATAGTTTATTTTTTGGTTAGATCATAGATTCTCTCTTCCATCTTCTCAAACTTTTCTAATAACATCTCCACATCCTCTTGAGTATCCATTATTGTTTGACGTACCAATTCATCTTTTAGATCATACTCTACTCTATCTATAACAGGCTCTGGCATTACCATAGCCTGTGCTATGTCTGCTTGGAGTGTAAACCACATTGTTGCTAATGTAATTGTAAACCCTACAATCATACCTATTGTTTTTAAATCTAAAGTTACTTTTGTTTGTTCTCCTATCTGCGGTGCTCCGTTTGACATTTTAATTAATTTTATCTAAATGAATAATTTATTCCAAATGATGACATGAATAGTTCACTATCCCACATCTTAGCATATTCTCCTTCTGCAAATACTCCTAGATTTTTTCCTATCTTCCATCCAAAGTTTACACCAGCAGAGTAATCACTCCACTGTTCTCCTTCTGCATCCTGACGTATTCCTCCGGCCCCCCAGTTATCTCTATGTAAATAACTGAAGTCCTCATCTCCCCTCACATAGTGATGATAAGGGAGTATCCAGTTAGCATAAGCATGTAACCAGAAATTTCTTTTATAATGGTAAAAATCAAAACCTACAATTGGTGCTATCTCAGCAAATGGATCAAGCTCTGCCCATCTTTCTCTGTTATATCTGTTCATTAATTCAGTAAATACAGTCTCTCTAAACTGTAAATCTGTATTTGCCACTTGGTTTCCATCTGCATCTACCCAGTACCAATCGTATACCTCATTACCTAACTCATCTTCTGCTGAATAATATATATCATCGTACCCGTACATAAACCCCAAAGTATACCAAGGGTTCACTGCAAACCCATTCTCATCTGTCTCGTTCAACCAAATCTCAATTGGGTTGTAACCGTAAGGACGTTGATGTGTACGGTAGATTGCACCGGCTGATATGCTAAACTTTTTACCTATTGGTAATCTTAAACGTGCCTCAGCTGACTGATAGTTTAAATTAATTCTACCAACTTCTCTTGTCTCAGCTTTAATTATATGATACTTACCTGTGTGCTTAATAAAGTTTCTATGATTCTTATAATCCTCTCCTCTAAATCTTTCTTTCTCAAAATGAAATTGATACTCTAATCCTTGAAAGGCTGAGGTTGGAGCTGTAAAGGCTAATTGATTTTCTGTTCCATCATAGTAGTTTCTAGGCTTTCTTTCATAATCAAACCTGGCTAGCTTTCTTATTCCAAAGCCGTATCTGTAATCAAATGGAAATTCAGGTGTGTTATCTTCTACTCTTGGTACATCATAGATAGATCCATTAGGATTAGTTCTAACAAAGTATACAGGATTCTTTGCTTCTATAGAGTTTCTAATATCACCAGCACCGTACAATGTACCATACTGTAAAAAATCTTCATACAATCCTTTCCAAAATTTACCTTTAACAGCCGGTGAGTCTTGGCCAAAAGATGTGATTGAGAAAAATATGAAAACCAGAGTAAATATAAACTTCTTCATATATAAGTTTTAAATTTAGAATGTTTTTACTGCTGGTTTATACTATAATATAATCAATCTCTCTGAATCTAGAAAATATTTTAAATGTAAATTTTTTCTATTTGATGTAAAAGTCATCATTCTTTTCAAATGAGCTATACTTCTGTATAGTATATAATACAGGTAATGCATCAGCCCAGTTCTTATACAGTTTAAGCTCTCCCTTTCTAGGTTTATTTTGATAAACATAACTACTGTTTTGTTTAAATTCTTCATCAGATAAGAATAACCAAGCAAGAGGGGTTTGTGCTGTTAATTCTAGTGCCTCACCTATCTCACCAAGAGTTCTAGTAGATGCTATAGGAGTCTTGGCCATTTGATATATTTGTTGGAAGTCTCCTAAACCTGGAATAGGTACAAACATTCTCATTTCTTTTTTAGTCCTATTTACTGTGTAAGCTGTAAAGTTTTTAAGTTTTCTTTCTATTCCTTCATCATCATCATCAGCTCCTTCTAGCATAGCATCTAAAATAAATAAGTTTAAAATAAGGAATGCTTCTCCTAAAGTTCTATATACATTCTTCAAAAGCATATTAGCTTTTTGATCATCAAAGAATTCATTACCATCTAAATCTTCTGAGAACCCATAGGCATCTTTAAATCCTTGTCCCATGCTTTTCCCTTTATCTAAACCATGTGGTGCTAAAGCTCTTTTTCCAAATGTACTTAGTCCTGTTATATATTTAATAAATTTATAGAAAGATAAATACCTTCCTTCTAGCCATCCTAGATTTTGATCATAGTACTGATGTTGAAACCTTGCTCTAAATGCAGGCATAACCCACTTATGGAACTGTGCTATAAGTATACCTAAGAAGTTGTTTTGAATTACCATTCTATCTTCTCTTGCATAGTTACCATGAACTTGTTTATTCACCTCACGTATTCTATTTCTAAGCCTTGCTCTAAAATTATCATTATAAGGTTGCTCAAATCCGGTCTTCTTATCTACAATAGTATCATAACCTTCTTTGAGTTTGGCTGTCTGTGATGCTGCATCCCATTCCCAAGCATCTCTTAGTGATAATTCATCTCCTGTTTTTTTGTTTTTTATTATAGTGCTATAGAGTATAGCATGTCCAATCTTAGTCTGTACAAAGTATTCTGCTCCTTGGTTAAAGGAATAACCAAAACTTGTAAATCTTTCCCACAGTGTTCCTGTATCTTCTCTACCACCAAAGGTCTCTCTAATATCAGCCTTATTGTCCATCATATAGTAATGATCCACTAACCATTCATATAATGATAAAGGCTTCTTAACATCATAGTTTTCAGCTTTTAATTTTAATCTGCTGCCAGTTGCTAACCTTCCTGTAAAGTCAGCAAAGTCTCCTATGCCTTCTGGTGTTCTTCTTATTATACCTGCAATACCTGTATAGATAGCATCTTTGTTTGCTCTCTTATAAGCTTGACCAGTAAAATATAAACCTCCCATTGCTTCAATGGCATTGTTCATCTGGCCTATAGTTAAGTTATTAAAGTTACCAAAGACGTTAAATGCTACATATGATAAAGAAGAAAGGTTAACAAGTCCGTTTGTTATTTTCTCTACAGCACCTTGTGTAAGTTTGTCATTATCATAATATGACATTCTCATAAAGTGATGAGCTCTCCTTGCAGCATTACTCTGTAGACCATCATAGTTTTTCTTACCAATACTTTTAGTGATCATACCTTTACTCTTGTCATATAACTTACCTATATAAGTAGCTGAGCCAGGAGCATCATAAGTTCTCATTTCTATAACTTTAACAAAGGCTCTCATTGTATCTTCTATCTCTCCCATAGCCTCAAAGTTTTCTGCCATAGTACTAAACTTTATGAGAGATTTTGTCATGTCTTTATTAATCTCACCAAGAGAGGGCTTATTTCTTAGTGCTGCAAATTTAGATTCAAGCTCAAGCATCTGCTTTTCATACGCTGCCATATTTATTTCTCTCTTTGCTCTTTTCCCTCTTAATATATCCATCTCAGCTCTAAGCTCATCTAATGCTGCTTCTGTTCTAGCATTACCAGTATAAAATACAGGCAGAGTATCAATAATGTTTCCTGTCTGATCAACAACAACTTGCTTCTGTGTTGATGTAGTAGTAAAGAATTCTTTTACACCTCTTACTGTTCTACTTAACATTTTTGTAAATAAACCACCTCTGTCTTTTAGATCATTTACAAAATTATTTCTAACTAAAGGTACTTTACCTAACATCTTGTTTCTAACAGACTTAGGTAAAGTTTCAAGCATAGACTCATAATTGTCTACATAGACTTCATAAAAGTTTTTTCTAGCCTGACCTAAAGCATCCTTTGGGTTCATGATAGCTTCATACTTTGGATTTAGATTACTCTGCGGATTACCTTGATCATCTAGATATGAATCTTTTACCTCTCTAAAATCTGATCTTACACTAGGAAAGCTTTCATCAAACTTTACAGCACCAGTAGGATCACCATTACCATCTTTATACATCTTGACAAATGGTTGCTCTTGATAGTATTTTCTTCTATATGCATCGTATGCCTCTTTGTTTGTACCTGGCTTCATTCTCCATGTACCACCTGTACCATTTGCATAAGGTTGAAAGTACTCCCATTTTGCTCTTATCTGTTTATATTCATCAGTGAACTTATGATACTTACCATCTCTAAGTTGTCCATCTTCATAAACTTCAGCCCGCATAAAATCCCCAAATGCTTTCTTCTTTTTATATAAATCTTTGTTATAATCTATATCTTCTTGTTTAGCATTTATTAATGAGGTTACTTTTCTGTACTCAAAAGGTTTCCCATTAACATCATAAAGTTTATCTCTTAGTGCAGCTTTTTGTGTGAAGTATTGCTGACCAATTCTTTGTGTATATAAACCAGTAAACTCTCCATTCTCATCAAACTCTAACATAAAGTCATATAGCTTCTGTAAATCTTTTTGCGGAGATAACTGTAGTAATGCTGCACCTGCTTCTCTAATCTTTTTTTCTCTTGCTTTTACTCTATCTAAGAACTCTATTCTTTTAATTTTGAATACTTTATCCATAGATGCCAATAAGAAATCTTTAGATGTTGCTAAGTCTTTACTGTATAATTCTGCTGTGTCAATGTCTGGTACAAAACTTAATAGTTCTTTTATATCAGCTACTGTAAATGTTCTACCACTATGAGACTGTAGTATGTTTGCATCTGATGGTTGTAATCCATCTTGTGATAAAGCAAGAGAAACATAGTGTACATATTCAAGTATAGCCTTATTGACAATACCTTCTGCAGTACCTAGTTGTGCTTTAGAAGGTTTACCAAGCAATCTTGTAAGTTGTATATTAATTTGACCAATCAATGATCTTTGAGTTGCATTTAAGTCTGCAGTAGTATCTAGTGCATGAAGACCTTCAAAAGTTGACAAAAACTGATTAAAGTTCATAACATAAGTAATATACTTTTCATCACTTACATTAGCTGGGTCAACAACATACTCCTCAAAAGCTTTCATTTGTCTTAGTGCATCCTTAAGTAATCTTGTGTATGCAACTGACTGTGATGCAGGCCCTTCTTGTCTAGCTATATTAATGTATGCTAGTGTATTAGCAACCTGTTCTTTATGATCTACTTCAGTTCTATCAGAAAAAATATTAGCTTCTGTCATATCTCTAACCTTACCCTCATCAATTAATGCTGAGTAGTAAGAATCTAAAGCTACACTTACTGAACTTTCTGCTGGATATAAAGAAGGATCAATGTTTTCTGCAATATTTTCTATATTTTGACTATCCTGAGTATCATATAAACCTTCATTTAGATCTTTTGATATTTGTTCTACTTCATCCTCTGCAGTAATTACAGGAGCAAAAGGAACAATCTGATCTATGTATCTTTCATTATTAAATTGAGTATGAGGTACTGCAGCATGAAACTGTAATTCTTTTCCTTTGTAGCTAAGTAATAATGTCTGTGAAGTATCATCCGCATATGCTGATTCATATCCTTGATTCTCTGCCATTCTCCTAGCTAAACCTATCTCAATCTGATCTTGTACAGCTTGCGTCAAAGACTTTTCTGTAAGAACCTTTTCTTTACCTTCCAAATTTAATTTGTCTTGGTAATATTTGCTCTTCTCAATATCACGTTTTAAAACACCTTTTGCCCAAGTCTTTGGATTTACACTCATAACATTAGAGTCATTGATCTGCAGTTTTAAATACTTAAAATGACCAACTCTATTTATAATCAATCCATCAACCATAGCTGCTGTCTCAGTAGCTTTATCATAAAATGTTACATTAGTAAGCATAACATCTGAAGGACTCATAAGTGTATTAATGTTCTCTGCCAAATTATTAAAAGCAGTCTGTGCTTGTTCAACAGATAACTCTTGTATGTTTGCTTGTATATCAGTAAATGTTTGATCAGCTGCTATAGCATCCATCATAAGTCTTACATCTTGCTTTACTTTAGCTGTCTTTGCACTATCAGTTTTTCTACCAATAGCATCTGATGCTGACTTTACTATATTTCTATTAGTGAGGTCATAAAACTTATTATCCTTTTTATTTAAAATTACAAGAGGGTTAGTGTTAGGTAGAGCTGTTTTAGGTCCACCAGATAATGTATCTGACATCTCTTTGGCTTCACTAACACTATGCACTAGTCTATCTATAACACGCTTTTGTAACTCATTTCCTTTAGCTTTTACTTTATTAACAAGATTTTGTTTATTTTGACTTAAGCTATATTTTATTCTACCATCTGCTCTAGTAAGATCTATATTGAATACTAAGCCTGAAGTATTTAATAATTTTGCAATATCAGATAAACTTGCTGACTCAGATATATTACTTACATCAACTGTTCTACCAGTTATTACTTCATTTAAATTTTTAATTATTGAAGCAAACCAGTCTAAGAACTGTCTTATCTTATCCATAAAACTTTGTGTAGGGCTTTCTTCATACTCATTGTTGAAGTGTCTAGATAGTGCTTGAGTTACAAGCTCCATGTTTCTTTCATCTGCTGTGATGCCTCTTCTTTTATTATAAGCATCATCAATCAGTTGTTTCATTTCTGGGAATGCTTTGCCTGCTTCTCCCAATAAACCCTCAAATAATTTTATATTGTCTAATTTAACTGCTTCTACAAATGGATGTAGCATTTCTTCTATAGCAGTCTCATCTGTTACTCTTCCTTTAATTAATACTGCATTACCACCCACATAAAAAGAATTTATTTGATCAAAAGGAACTCTTGCTTTTCTCCACTGTGGTATAGTTTCATATAATATTCTTGCCTCAGATACAGTTGCTAGTTTAACTTTAAGGTTTGGAAATAACCTCATCAAATGAGTTACTACCTTTCTTGCTCTTGGTGTATCCCAAGATCTAGAAGACTCTAGCATATCTTTTGCAGTAAACAAATTACTATTTAAACTTACCGCAAATGTCTTTGGTGTCTTTGTTAAGTTTACTGACTCAATAGGAATATTATTAGTCTCTAGATATTTGTTTAATCTTCTTACATTACTATTTACTAAATCATCACTTGCTTGAAGTGTTTCTTGATCTGTATTGTTTATGTAATATCTACCCTGGTAACTATGTATAATACTAAGTCTACTTAGATTATTAAGCAAAGCTTGTCCAAACTCTATCTGTTTTAAGTTGTATAGAGTCTTTCTATTAGTTACAAATTCTGATGCTTCTGCTACTGTAGGTATAGTTTCTGTTTTTGTAAACTCTTGGTATTGATCAATTATATTACCCGTTGCTGCATCAGTTTTATAAACTGTTTTTAATGCTTGATATTCTGCTGTATTTATATTATGACATCTCATATTCTATATTTTATCCTAATAAACATCTCTTAACGTAATCCTCAAATGCAGCTTCATCTGCAAAGTTTTGTTGAGGAGACTCATAGAATGCTATCATTTTTTCTAACGTATCTAAGTTATTATTTTCTAATACTTCTACTTGTGTAGCTAGCTCACCCGTCAAACCAGATCCACCTTTTAAATATGGATTGACAAATATAGTATTATAAAGTTGAGTAATCCCTGGATATTTCTCAGAAATATCTGCCTCAAAGTCCATTACTAACTGACTTTCCTCTGGTAAGTTTTCTTGTGCAGCCTCAACACCTTCTGCTTCTGTCTGCACATTCTCTTCAGCCTGACCTTCTTGACTTAGTATACTACTCAGCTCAGTAACATCTGCAATGTTTATAGCTCTACTAGTGTCTTCTGCTACAAAGTCTATATTATCTTCTGTTGCTTCTATCATAGCATTCTCATTAGATAGTGCTCTTTGTTGTAATGATCTTGGTTGTGGTGCAAAATCTTCTGCTACTACATCATCAAAGTTTATATCTGATCCATAAGCCGTTCTAGTTTGTCCTCTATCTTTTATGTTTTGTATTACAGCTTTGTTTGTATCTCTAGCTCCAAACATAAATCCAATACCATTCTGATAATTAGATCCCATAGTAAGATCTTGCTGATATATATACTGATTGACAATGTCTCCGTTTTTAAGTTTCTTTTCAATTACTTCTTGTAAAGTATAGAAAGTACTGACAGGCATTGGTTGTGTGTAGTCTATCACATTATAAAACTTAGATACACTCTCATCTTTCTGTGCTGTGTGCACAAGCTTTTGATCTCTTAACTGAAAACCTTTTCTATCAAATGCTATACCTCGGTCTCCAACATCAAGATTAAGAGTTTTAATATAAGGACCTACTACATTGGATCTAAAGTAACCATCTTCAAAATATCTTACTAAATCTTCTCTGTTCATACCAAAGGTATCTTCATACCCTTCATTATTTAAAAATACTTGATTAACGTTGTTTACTGTTTGTAAATATTCACTAATTACAAAAGGTGAAATAGCATCAAGCAAACTTCCCTTAGCTTGTTGTAATCCATCTTTGACCATTATATAGTTTACTATTGTCATAGCATCTCTTCTGCTTATAGGATTACCATAAAGCTTGGTAAAAGAAGTTTGTAGATCTAGCTTTTGTTGTTTATTTAATCCTCTCCAAGTATTTGCTTGTAGTAAATTTAGTCCTGTGTTATTCTTCTCTGCATTTATAGGTAGCATAGTTACAAACTGTCTTAAGAAGAAGTTATCAGGATCTGACTCAGTTAGTCTTTGTACTGCATTAAATATTGTTTGCCCTTCACTAGGATAAATTAAGTTATTAGTTAATGTTGCTGCACCCTTTGTTTCTGAGTTACCAGAATTATGTAAGTAAGCCTGAATAGTAAAGAAAGAAAGCATATCTCTTTTTACTTTCTGTTGATCATCTGCAGTAAATGCTCTTTTGTCTGTGCTTAAGTTAACAGATATATCATCATAAATATCCATAAATGTTTCTGTGCCTGTAATAAATGTAGTAGGAACTAATTCCTGTGCTACTTGCAAGAATACATCTATATTAGATTTTACCCAGCTATTAGTTAATATAGGACCAATATCCATCAAAGGTCTTTTTTCAGCTGCCAACACACCAATAGTTTTAAAGCTATCTAGTCTTTGTTGTATATCACTAAAGTTTCTACCTATACCATTACCAGACATGCTAGTAATAGAACTCATAGCTCCAGTAAATCCAGATATAGAATTCATTTTATCTAATATCTGTAGTATGCTGAAATCTTCTTCTTTAGTTAATGTCTCATCTTTAAGATTTTTTTCTAATAGTGTTTCATTTACAGCAACAGTATTAGTTCCTTTTAATAATCTTAGTCTTTCTTTTATTAGGCTTTTAAAGCTTGGGTCAAACTTATCTGTTTTGTTTTCTGCTTGCTCAAATAAATCTCTAACAGTTTTACCATTTAATAATAATACAGCATCTGTTAACGGTACACCTAAAGCTACCATATTAGTTGCAATACCAACTGCACTTGGATGCATACCTAACTTAGCTACATAATTTTCCTTAGAGTTATCTGTAAGCATGGTAATGATAGAAGATATCTCATCTTGCTTTCTAATACCATATGTATTTACATAATTTCCATAACCAGAATACTTCTCACCTCTTAGGCTAAATTGTAAACTTCCAGGTAAGGCAATCTTGTATTCAGATAATAAACTTAAATATAAGTTTGGTGATACAGCTTTACCAATAGCTGCACCTTTGTTTACTTCGTATGAAATTGTTTTACCTGTTAAACTATCTACATCTATATTTTCATTATCTAATCTAGCTACATAGTCAGGTGCAAGAACTTTTAATTCTTCATAAGCTTGTTCTACAGCTGTAAGTGTTGCAGGTGTAACAGAAATATCTTTTACTGCTTCATTACCCATTAGTGCAAATTTGTAATCTAAAGCAGCATTGTTTAACGGTGCTTCATATGGCTCTCCATATTCAGCTTTATATTTTTGATATTGCTGTCTAGTAATTGGTAGTCCTAATCTACTTGCTGCTCTAATAGCTTTGTTAGAAAAGTCTGAGTCAATAAGTTCTGCATCAGTGTATGAGTCTTCAAGCTTACTCCCTTGATCTCTAAATGATTTTTCTGCCTCAGCATAAACTGTATCTTTTTCAACCTCTTGATTTATATATCTAACATAATCAGAATATTCTCTACCTGGTGTTTCACCGTATGCAAAGAACTGTTTTGCTTCTTCATCATAATAAGAGTCTTTTACCTGAACATAAGCTTTATCAATATCAAAGTCTGCTCCTGATATTTCAACAAGTTCTGCAGGGAACATTGCAGATGAACCAAAATATGCAGGCATAAAATCAACTAGTTTTATATTCATACTAGAATGATTATCCTGTGATGGTATACGCACTCCAAACATCTTTCCTATAGAACCTGGGATCTTTGCACTCTTATTATTTTGTAGTTGTGAATATATATCTGCTGAGTGTGCAGGTAATACAGCTTCGCTATAATACTGTCCTGTCCATTGTCCTTGCTCATTATATTCTCTTAGCTGATATCTTAATCTATCTCTTACTATTAATCCTTCTTTAGGTATATTACCGTTTGTTAAATCTTCTACTTTTACTTCTGCTAATGATTCTCCTTCTGGTACACCATCTCTAAGTACTTCATTTCTACCTAGTCTACCATTGTCTTCCATAGAGAATATACGTCTTATTACTGTAAATCCTTGATCAGATACTAAAGCTAGTCCGTGACCAGGTATCTTTTCTTGAAAGACCTCTTTACTAAAATAACTCATAAACAGTTGCTCTGCTTTAGGTCCAGATATAGGATTATTTAAATTAAATTTAATCTCACCTGTTTTTGGATCTACACTAAAGAACTCTAATAAATTACTGCTAGCCTTTGATGCTTTTAATGAATTAGTTGCATATCTTAAGAATGTTTGTAAGTTTGGTGTTAGTTTGTTTCTGTCTTTACTTAGTGCAAACTCTGACATCAAACCTTCAAAAGAATATACAAGATTTCTTTTGTTTTTAAACTTAAGAATTATTCTATTGCTTAATACCTTATTATATTCTTTTCTTACATCACCAATGTTCTTGATATCAGGTCTACCCTCTATAGTAACTGGAGTGTCATCTACTTGCTCAGAAGTAACTAAAACTTTCATCTGACTTTGCTCAGATACTTTAATTTTATTTGATGGATTTTTAACCTGTTCTCTAAAGTTTCTTGCATCTAATATTATAGATGGTTGTGTTATCTCATCCCCTAATACTTGTACATTTGTCTTAAGCATTTTAAATGCACTCTCAAATCCTGCCATTGATATACCACCAAGATCACTATCCATAGCTTCTAGTTGCAATCTTAATCTATCTAACTCTGGGTTATTCTTTGTAAAGTCTTCTGTTAATGTAATAGCAGAAAACTTTACATATGTGTTACCATCAAAGTAAACATACTTTTTAGAGTTAAGCATTTGACCTGTATTAGCCAAACCTTGTGGTCCAAATAATTCTTCTTGTGTAAGCTGATCACCATTCTCTATTTTTGTTATAGCTCTAGCACCGGCTTCTGTAAGTGTACCTAAAGAATTTTGTGCATGTCTATGAAACTTTGATGTTACATAAACTTGAGCATCACCTCTATCAATAGTATTACCACTAAACTCTGATGTAATCTCTGCTTCTTTAAGTATTACAGCATTGATTTGCTCTGTAGGTTCATTGACACCCATCTTTGAATTAGACACTGGACTATATATACTATCACCTGCGGCATTCTGTCCTTTTGCTCTTTTAATTTGTTTTATAGAGTCTTCTAATATAAGAGCTTGATCTCCTAGTAATAATTCATTTAGTGATTTTGTATTTAGAAAATCATTAAAGAATATTTGTCTTAAGTTATAATTTTCATTAGATCTTAAGTTAAGTTTTTTAGCAGCATCTCTAGCTTTCTCTTGAGCTACAGCACCCTCTACACCCTGGACTAATCCATTCTTTATATCATTACCTATTTTATCTATAGCACCCGTGCTATCCAATAAAGATCTAAATCTGTCAAACTTTGCATTAAGTTGATCTGTAAGTTCTTTTCTATATTTCTTGTTACTAATACCTGCTTCTGTTAGTGCTTTCTTAAAACTTACTGGATTCTGTGATGTAGCTGCTATCTCCAAAGCTTTTTTAGTTTCTGGTGTAATAAGATCCTTAACGTTAAACATTAGATTCTTTCTCATTATACCGTCTACATCAGGAATATTATAACCAGGTATTTCTTTTGCAATTGTTATCTCTCTACCATCTTTAGTTGTAACATTCTGCAATGGTAAGTTTGCTGTCTCAGGATCATTTTCTCTGAGGATTCTATTATACTCATTCTCTACAAAATCACTAATAGCGTCAACATAAGCAGCAGTAACCTGTGCATTTGTTCCTGACACAGCTTGAACTACTGGTAATGATATCATATCTCCCGTATTAGATGACTCCATTACTCTAATTAGTACAGGAGCAACAGCCCCATCATCCATTCTCGTTCTTAATGAGTTACTTCTTGCTACATAGTCAACTGTGTAGTTGTTTACAAGTGAGGTTACAAACTGCTTTGGAGTAAAGCTTCCATACTCTGTTGTTTGTAATACACCACTTATATAAGAGTCATAGTCTTTACTTCTATCTAGAGTCTTCACTTCTTTTAATCCTGACAACCTTTGTATCTTTAAGAGATTGTCATCAGACATATTTAAAAACTCTAGATTATTTAGTAAGTAGTTATTCTCTAAAAACTTGTCTGCTGCTAATTTATCTATTTCCGTTTCAGTATTTAAAGCAAACACCCTTTCTAAATGGAACGTTGGCTTTTGATGTGCATTTACTAAATCTCCATTTACATTTTTAAATACTGATAAACCAATTGACTCATCAAATATTGCATTATTTATAGCAAGAGTTTTAAGTCTAGCAATTGCTCCATCATTTTCTGAATTAAATAGATCTCCATCTTTATTTATAATTTCTCTAATAAAGTATATACCTGTTGGATCAATAGGTTTTGCCATATCATTAAAAGATAAAAGCATACTTTGTGCAGCATTTTTAGTTTGTGTAGAATTAGAAAGTATACTAAACTGTATATACAAAGGACTGAGTTTTATACCTACACCATCATAAACATTCTGTGCAAGGTTTCTAGATAAGTTTTCTAATCCATCTTGATTACCACTATAACCTTTTGGTTGTGTAAGCTCTGCTCTTAGATCATCTAAATATCCTAATGCATTCTTTTTCAGTTGCGGATTTATTTTCCACTCCATACTCTTAGTAGTATAGGCTTGACCCCATAACTCATTTTGTGTATGTATATCATCTCTTTCTGCTGCTGAGAAAGAAACTGTATTATTGGTATTGTCTTGTTGTAAGAATAACCAATCTACTTTATAATTACTAAATCCTTTTGTAATCTGATTAAACAATAATGGATTCTTAATTGTTTGTGGTAGTTGTAGTTCATTTATCTCTGTAATGGAATCATAGTTAATACCTATATCATTAAAGATTGCTCTTACAGCAGCCTTTGTATTAGGATTACTATTACTAAATATATACATTGCCTGCATAATCTTTAGTGGATCTTGTATATTCTTAACTGCTTTTGTAATACCGTTATAGGTCTGATAAGCATCTATAGGGATAACAAGTTTCTCTCCATTATCTAGAACTTCATTTCCAAAGACATCTGTGTATGGCATTGTTATAGTAGCAAGATATTGTCTTATATATGTAGGTAAAGAAGATAGACCTCCAGACATATAGGCTTCTTTACCAAACTGAGTTACATTTCTAAGACCTTCATTATTTTCAAACTCATCAATAACATCTTCTTCTATTTGTCTTTGTACATCTATAATTTCTAAAACTTCAAACACTGCTTTATATACAGGACTATCTTTTATGTCTTCTGTAACATCATAAGTCAGAGCATTGTGTATTTTGTCCAACTGTTCAACAGCAACAATATTAGCTTCGTTTGAACTGTCTGAATATTTAGAGTTTACAGGATTATTTTTATTATAGAGCCATGCAAAATCCTCTAATACTTCTTCAAAGATTTGATCATTGCTAATACTTGGATCATCATTACTTACCTTTCTAGCTACATAACTAGCAGCCATAACTCTAACAATTGGGTTAGCAATGCTGCTTTCTAAATATAGCTGACCTTTTTGACTATTAACTTGTAATGCTTCATAAGGCAGTATAGCATTAGATATAATAACTTTAGGGCTTGGGTCTAAAGTAAAATCATTTGCAATAACAGATGCATCAGCAAACTTACCTGAGTCAATCTTTTGGAATAAAGTCTGCAGTTGAGTTTGTGTATATGAACCAAATATTCTTTTAAACCACTCTAGTATACGTGTAAAAAAGCTTTTAATTGGTGCAGATGCTTTAGAGTTTTTAGGGCCAGTCTTAAATAATTCAAACTGATCAGCCATATACTCTTCATAGTATCTATTCTCTAATTCTGCTTTGTCCATAGCAGCATACTCATCAGCAGAGTTTTTAAACTTCTCCAACTCTGTATTAAGACTAAGGCCTGCTTTTCTAAGTTCTGCTCTTTTTTCTTTTTTAGCTTCAGCTAATAATTCTTGCTGTTGTTGAGGTGTAAGTAACATTTGATACACACCATGGAAAGCCTCATGATATCTAAAAGGATTAGAAGCTCCTGTGTATATTGTACCGGCTGCTCTAAGACCACCACCTATAGATGCCATATCTAATACAAAAGCACCTACTCTTACACCACCTGCTTTCATGTTATTACCAAGAGACTCAACATCTCCAATACCAATAAAGTCTGGTAAGTTTTGTCTTGCCCATGACTTAAACACATCTATGTCTTCTACATCTTTTGCAGATAGTTTGAAGTCATTCTCAGATAAAACTTTATTAGATGGCTTAATAAGTTTATCTCTTTCTTTAATAAGATCTTGATATACTTTATCAGCTCTTAATGCCTTTATTTTTTTCTTTTCTCCTACTTCTTTTATTATCTCAGCTTCTCTTTCTTGTATAGATCTATTAACTGCATCAAGAGGAGTCTCTGCTTTTAGTGTAGCAAGTATGTCATTGTTTTGTTGTTCTGTAACATTATCTTTAAGATACTGTTCTATGTCTTTACTTATAACTTTTCTTATATCTTGTTGCCTTGGTGATAACTCAATACCAGCCATAATATTTTGTGCAATAGATTCTACTAACTCAGCCTTTTGTGCGTCAGAAAGATTATTATCTACAAAAGCAGAAAAGACATCATCACTTATTGGATCACCTGTTTCTTCTGACACAGCAACTGCTTCATCAATAGCATCTTGAGATATCTTGTCTCCCATCTCTGCAATCTTTCTTGCTCTTGCAGCCTCTGGTGATTCTTCTCTAATTGGTACAACATCTTGCTCAGACCGTGGTCTAGCTAGTATAATACCTTTGTCTTTTGCTCCTTGTATTGCAGATGCATCAGCAGTAAACTCTATATACTGCCCCACTCTTACTTCTTTACCAAGCTTAGTTGTTAAGGTTTGTAACATTTCATCTATAGGCATATCTAATGGTATAGATCTCTTATAGTTTGCTTTTGATAATGTTGTAAGATTAAAAGATGCTGGTGCATCATCTAATAGTTTTTTGAATATTCTATCTAAATGTTGTATAGGTGTACCTTCTTTTTGTTGATCAGCCATCTCATAAAATGAGGTGTGGTCTTTACCTGTGTTTCTGTTAAATACAGTTGCTCTTATTGCTCCATCAGGTGCAACATCAATAGTAATTTTATTACCACTTGTTGAGCTAATAAAGAAATCTCCATACTTTTCTTGGAATGCTTTATTAAATTCATCATTAAAGCCACGGTTCTTGTATCCTTCTTTGTTATCTTTTCTTGCTACACTAGCTTGTTGTAATATATCATTCATCATTGCACTCAACTGATCATCTCCTACATATGGAGCTTTTGCTGTTGCCAATGTATATACACCACCCGGTGACTGTACTGCCATTATATATCTGTCAGTATATCCTCCTAGTGGCCCTTCTTTTTCACCACTCATCATCTTAGCCCAAAGACCGTTGTTCTTTAAACCATTCTCAACTTTTTCTGCCAATTCATTCTTTTGTTGTCCAGATAAGTTTGACATAACAATAGGGTCTCCAATAGCATTACCTTGTTTATCACGAGATATATCATATATAATAATATCCCCTGTGCTATTTGTTTTGTATTGTAATTCTGCTAATGGTATCTCAGGATTTGTACCTTTTCTATATGCTGGTATACCTTCATTTCTTATAACCTGTAAACCTTCACCCAAAACACCTGCGTCTTCATCAGAACTTATTTTGTCTGATGCAACAGATATTAATGCTGCCTGTTTTGCAAAACCTTCTGCTACTTGTTCTATAGCTTGTTCAATACTTTGACCATCTGCAGGAATTATAATATTTCTTGCAAACTCTGGTGTCATAACTGATGGATCTACAGTTTTCTTTTGACCATCTTGAAAATATAAACTATCATTTGGTAGATACGCAAATATACCATCTTGTGGTATTGGTGTTATTTGTAGTTCATTTAACCTTATGTTTACATCAGCTAATACTGATACAGGTAATCTTAGTGATATGGTAAATCTTTCTCTTTGTTTTCTAATATAATCATTAGGAACAACATCTTGACCAGCATTGAACCTATCATCATCAATAGGCTGCTCAGCCAATGGGTTAACATCAAAGTTTACAATTAATTGACTAAACTCTTCTGGCTTTAAGACATCAACAATAGCTCTTAACCTATCTGCCGCCATACCTGGTGAATCACCTGGTAATGTTTTAGCATATGCTCTATCTAATCTATTAGAAAATAATTTAGAAGCATTCTTAGGTAATGTATTAAATACTAACTTTTCTAATTCATACCTTCTACTAAAGTCTAATTCTATTTCTGCTTTGCTATTGCTATTTCTTACTTTGTAGTCTGAATTATAAAACTCTGCAGGTACTAAGTATATCTGTCCACCTTTATTTTCTATGCTATTTACTCTAAACTCTTCTCCTGTAATCTTGTCAAAGACTGATATACCTTTTGATAGTTGCATGCCATCAAACAAAAAGATATCACCTCCAGATATTTCTCTATCTAATATATCTCTATCTGCTATAGCTTGAGCCATAGTAGTGTATGTTCCTGTTTTCTCAAAGTTGTCACTTATAACACCAAGCTGTGATTCATTTAAATCAATACCTTGTTTGTCTACAATTTTATAAAAAGCACCATCTGGAGTATCTACTTGCACAATATTGAAAGCAATACCTTCACCACCTTGAGGTATTTTCTGTGTTCTTGCACCAGTAGCTTGTGTTGTTGTAAATATATCAATGTTTAAATCTAATGATCTAAGTACATCTTGTACTAAAGGCTCTTCTCTTGCTTCTCTACTATTTAAATAATTTTGGAATCCGCTTTCACTTGCTAACTCTTTCTGTGTAGGTATTCTTTTTCTATCTACCTTTTGTCCACCTTCTTCAACAGTTATATCATAACCCTTACCCCATATTCTTTTTAATGCATCAAATGCTGTTTTTATTCTTACACCATCTTCTGATAGTCTCCAGTCTGCAAAAGACTTTGAGTCTTTGTCAAAAGCAGATTCTTTATACTTACGGTATTCTCTTTCTAAAACACTTTGTAATATACTAGATCTAGATGTATCACCTATGTTTACATCTACACCAGCATCCACTAATTTTTCTTCTACGTCTATTTGGGCTTCTTCTTTTTGTTGCTCTTGAAACTCTTCTGCCTTTACTTCTAATTCTGTAGTTAGACGGTATGTATTTATAAGTGCAATAATATCATTAGAAAGTTCTTGGTCAACATCTAAGTTTAATGCTCCACCAATAGCTCTACCATCTATAGAAAATTGTCCTGATGCTAATCCTTCTAGTAAACCATCAGCACCAATCTCATCAGATAAAAATGCTCTGATTAAATCAGGGCTCATATAAACTTCTAACTTAGCTAGATCATTTATCAGTATATTCTTTTTATTAGTAGCAAGATATGCTTCTGTTTGTTTTCTATATACTTCAGCTCTATTCTTGTATAAATACTGATAATACTCTTCATTTCTATTAACTAACTCCATCATGCCTTCTGGAGTAGACAGGTAGTTTGCAGATTGAGAAAAAGCAAAAGCATCTTCTTGTAGTGCTGCATGATCTGTAAGTTCTTCTAATAAGTTTTGGAAGTTATCAGGATTTATAAAATCTGCATTCTCACCAGCAATACCAGATAAATATTGTTTTAATGGTCCTTCTATTTTAGCAGTCTTTCTTCTATCAAAGAAACCTTTCTTAGTTAGGTTTTTAGGATCTGTTAATACTTTAACATATCTATCAAGATCTTTTCTTTTTCTTTTCTTTTTATTTATTACAGCTTGATCTCCACCACCATCTTCTAGTGCAGCTATCTCTTTATCTAGTATACCTATCTCTGTTTTTATTGTCTCAGCATTAACTAAAACTCTTATATCACCATAAGCTTGTTTTGCAAAAATAGGCTCGTTTGCAAAAGCTGCTTCAATGTTTTTTTGTCTTTGTATAGCATCTACAAAACTTTCATTAGCAAATATGTATAACATTTTAGTTTGGTCTATAGCTCTATTAAAGAACATAGCATCTCTATATGCTTTGCCATCTTTTGGTATGTCAACCATATTGATCTTTTTAGAATCAAAAAACTCATTCATACCTTTCTTGGCTATTCTCTCACCAAACTGATCTACTCTAGCTATCTCTCTAGCTATCTCTTCTCTAAGTCTTTGAGGTTTTCTACCTAAGTCACTTTCATTAAATGCTTCTGATAATTCTTTATCTGACATTTTAGAGAAATCATTTAATGAATCTCTATATAGACTTATAGTACCATCCATATACTTACTGTACATGTTCATAAACCTAGAATCAAATCTATTATTAAAGTAATCATACTTATCATTCAATGCTAATGATAAATTTGCTATACCATCTGCTTGATCTTGAAATTGTAAGTTTAGGTTTTTTGGACCAAGTATACCATGTAAAGAATTTTTAAAATTACCACTCAGTTCATTAGCAGAATTTACTACATCATTTACTACTTGCTCTTCTGTCTGCCTTTGTTTAGCAGCCATGTCTTCTACTTCTTGACCAAAAAATCTACCAAATTTTTTAGAAGAGCTAGCACTTGCTCTAGCTTTACTATATATAGCTGGTACGCCTTGAAATAAAACTTGCTGATATGGTCCCATTAAACCACCAATAAGAAAACCTGATGCAAATGTTTGAAAACCTTCTTTAGTAAATATTTCTTTTCCTGCTGCTCCATAGAATCCTGATAGAGTATTAGGTCCACCCGCAAGAGGTCCTCTCAATAAAGAGCTATAATATCCACCTGTAGCAGCTGATACAGCTTCCTGAGAAACTTCTTGTGCACCTTCTACCATTCCCTTTACACCATATCTTAACATAACACCTGCTGCTACTTTCGCTCCTCTTTTCCATGAGCCTACAGAAAAAGCTGCTTTAAGTTCTTGTGGTAATGCTACTAGTGCCCACTTGCTTTTTACTGCATGCTTGCCCGGTCCTACCTTTAAAATTCTTTGTAGGTTAGCAGCAGTATTTCTATTTAATCTTTTAGCCCAACTACCAAAAACGTTTTTAAATACAATACGGTTAGATGCTGCTATAATAGCAAAGTTTGGAGCTAGTGTCTTCCATGATGCATTGTTTGCTGCTATTTGTATCTCTCTTATATCATCAGCACTTACACCTTTACCAGCATTTTGTGCATTCTTTTCACGCATACCACTTTCAAGAACTTGGTTATAAACCATACCAGCTTCCATCTTTGCCTCTGACAAAGCAGCATTGTACATTCTCATATCTCTGTAGAATGCACCAAATACATCTGTATTTTTTCCTATATTATATAGGTTCTGGAATGTGTTTCCTGTAGTTTTCCAATTCTTTATTGTGTGTGCTAGTTCTGGTGCAATAAGTCTACCAGTAAAATTAGCACCAGTTCTTGCAACATTGTAAAAATCTCTAGCATTTTCAATACTTCTAATGCTTCTTAATAATTGTGTAGAAGCTTTATAGCCTCTTGCTATTGCTTGTGGTATTCTTGTAAGTTGTGCTAGGTTTTTTAAAGTTAGTGCACCAAATCCTGCAAGGGTTGTACCTCCTGATGGTATGGCTCCTACTGCTGCAATACCTGCTCCAATTACTTCTTCAACTGCAATCTGATAAATAATACCTGCTGAATAAGCAAAGTTTAATCCTGTGTTACCTAAAAATCCTGCCACTGATCCGGTTGTACTTCCACCTATTCTCATGGCATCCTCCATAGTAGCTGCACCAGTTAAATCAGGTGAGTCATATCCATCACCATCAAAAAAATCTGCTATAGATCTATATCCTGAGTATCTACCAGATCTAAATAAAGAGAAAAATGGGTTTAGACCTCTACTCAATGAATCACCAAAAGTTTCATTAGTATTTAAGATTGCGTCCATATTTGCATATGGAGTAAATCCTATATCACTAAATGTATCACTTTCATATATTTTATCAAAGTTTATAGTTCTTGCATTTGCATATATAGGTTTTGGTAAAGAGCCTGGGTTTTCTTCTAAAGGTGCTTTAAATAATTTATCCATACTCTCTTCTGGAGTAAGGTTTCTTGTAGGATCAGTATTGATTACAGATGCTTGTGCACCCATAACTGAATTAGCATAGGTAACTGGAGATACCTGATCAAAAAATTGTGTATATTCTGCAACACTTCTTCTATATTGATCATCTACAAGATTTTCATTATCCGGCAAGTACTTAGTAAAGTCCTCATACGGCATACTCAAATCTATAGGATTTATATCTACGGAGTCCTGTCTTATCCTCTCTTGAAGATTATAATCAGGCTGAGGTAATGTTAATTTCTCTTCTGCCATTCTCCCTTATTTTATTGGTTTAGTGCCCTAGCGTCAGTATATACACTCTTGGCTTCTGATTCACTTGCTGACGGATTCTCAGTTTGATATTCTTCTACAAATTTATCTTCAGTCATACTTTCAGCTCTTTGTTGATATTGTGCTAAATTATTTAATTTATCTCTTTCTTGAAAATTTTGTTGCAATTGAAAGAATCTATTATTTAAGTCTTGAGAATAATTCCTAGATGCATCAAATGGTAAAATGTAGCTTTTATTTGTTGTTGTATATAAATTGTTTATATCTGTTGATGTAGGATCATATATATTAAATGAAAGAGACACAGATACTTGACCACCACCTATATCTTGGAATACTGCTTTACCTGGTGAAAATCCTGCATCATAATCATTATATTCATAAGTAAATGTTTTATCTTTACTAAGTGACATTTTTTGTTCTATGTATGATGTGTTGCTTGTGTTGTCAAAATTATTAGGATTTTGATCTCTACCACCTGTTCTATCATATACAAACATTACACCCTGATTCATTGCAGCTTTCAGTTGTTTAGTCATCTGGTCATCATCCTCATAAGCTGCAAGAATTTCTTTTCTATAAGCTGGATCAAAATCTGATATAACATATCCACCCATAGCATTTCTATCTTCTCCATCTGCTTTTAAAGAACCTAAATTATTATAATATGTAATTTTAAATTTACCTTTAGTATCAGGATTAAACATTGTATTAAATATTGCATTAGATACTTGATACTCCATATCTGACATATCAACACCACCCTCAACATTAAACTCTTCAAAGTCTTTAACATCTTCTGGTTTGTACAAAAGAGAAACAACGCTTGTTGGATCACTAGATATGTAGTTATATTGATTTAACATATTTGCTAATACAACATCTTGTTGTGATCCAGCTACTGGTTTTGTACTAGAGGTAATACTATAAGTAGGATTAAATACAGTATTACCATAAGGTTGATTTGTAGTTATACCTCTAGAAGATCCACTAACAGTTCT